TAGATATACGTTCAGAACAATTAGTTAGCTTTGCTGCTGATGGTATAAAGTGGACAGCAGATGTAGAAGAAAGAGATGATGAACAACAAACATTAAATGGTACTGTTTCATTTAGTAATGCAGCCACATTTTCTACAAGTGCAGTATTTGAATTTAATATCACACAACAGATACCTAAAATAAAAATCATAGATTTTCTTTCTGGAATGTTTAAGATGTTTAACTTAACTGCTTTTGTTAATGATTTAGGAATTATAGTAGTTAGGACATTAGATAGTTATTATGCAGCGGGTTCACAAACACCAATTAACATAGATAAATATTTAGATACTAAAACATCAAAAGTAGATGTTGCGTTACCTTTTAAAGAAATAAATTTTAGCTATAAAGGATTAGGAACTTTATTTGCAAAACAATTTGAACAGATTTGGAATTCTGGATGGGGTTCTGAAAGTTATAAATTAAACAATAGAATATATGATGCACCAACAGAAAACTATAAAGTTGAATTGCCATTTGAGCATATGCAATATGAAAGACTGTATGATATAAACCCAAGTGGTACTGGAGCATCAACTACTTTTCAATATGGTTATTTTGTAGATGATAATTTTGAACCTTATTATGGTGAACCTTTATTGTTTTATCCTATCCTAAACAATGGTACATCAATTAGAATAAGAGATGAAGAAACAGAAGATGAAGATGATATAACAAGATACTTTATACCATCAAATAGTTTGGCTTTGGATTGTGCAACAAGTAAAGTAAACATACATTTTCAAAATGAAATAAACGAATACACAGCAAGAGAAGCTGGTGATCCAACTTGTTTTACAGATACGTTATTTGAAACTAAATACAAGACTTATATTCAAGATGTGTTTAATGAAAAAAGAAGATTAATAAAAGTAACTGCTTTTCTACCTATGAAAGTGTATTATAACTTACAACTAAATGACTTAATAGAACTAGGTCAAGATAGCTACAAGATAAATTCAATGAAAACAGATTTAACAACTGGTAAAACAGAATTTGAATTACTAAACACAATACTATGATCAAGAACATAATAGACTTATTGCAAGTTGTTGAGGCTGATACTGAAAACATAAGAATAGCACAAGGAAAATATAAATTAGCGGAAACCTTAAAAGAGGGTTACAATCAAATTAAAAGAGATTTAAAATGGCAAAAGTAGTAGAGGTTCAATTAGTTGCTAAAACAGATGATGCAGTTGCTAGTGTAAATAAGGTTGATGATGCAGTAAAGAAAACTGCAAAGACTGCAAAAAAAGCCAGTAAAGAATTATCTGGTATGCAGCAAATTGGTAATGAAGCTGTAAAAGGATTAGATAGAGTTACTGGTGGGCTTGCATCTAAATTTGTTGCAGTAGGTAAGGCTGCAAAGTTAAGCGGTAAGGCTATGAAAACGGCTTTAATATCTAGTGGTATTGGTTTGGCAGTTGTTGCAGTTGGATTGCTTGTTGAATATTGGGATGAAATAGGTGAAGCATTAGGGTTTATAAATAAAGATTTAGAAAATCAAGCTATTGAAATAAATAAATCTATTGAAGCAAGTGATATAAAATTAGCATCATTAAAAAATCAACAAACTATACTTGAATTACAAGATAAAAGCACAACAAATATTAAAAATTCAATAAAAGAAGAATTGCTTTTGCAAGTGCAGAAAAATGTTGAACTTTTAAAAAATCTACAAACACAATTAGAATTAGAAAAAAATAGCCAAAAAGAAGTAGGCTTTTTAGAAAAGGCTGCGTTTTGGGTTGGTACAAGACTTGGAAGCACAACAGCCCTAGCCTTTGCAGCAAGAGATATAACTAAAGAAAACGAAAGACAAGAGGAAATACAAGAACAAATAAACAAAGCAAATACACAAGCTGAAAATCTTGCAATTTCATTATTACAATTAGATAAAAAAGCTAATGATGAAAAACAAAAAGCAGCAGATGAAGCAAACAAAGCAGTAGAAGAAGCAAATAGAAAAGCAAAAGAAGCTGAAAAAGAAAGGGTTGATGCTATTGAAAGAATAAGAAAAGGTTTAATAGATACAGAAGCAGAAGAACGTGCTGAAAAATTAAGATTAATAAAAGAAGATTATGATCAGCAAATACAACTAGCAGCAGAATATTATGGTGCAAATTCAATAAAGATATTAGAATTAAAAGCAGCACAAAAAGCAGCAGAAGATCAACAACAAGCAGAATTTGATGAGCAAGATAAAGCAAGGCAAGATAAACTTGACGAAGAAGAAAAAAAGAGAAAAGAAAAACAATTAGCAGATGACAAGAAAATATCTGATGCAGCTATTAAAATTGCAGAATTAGAAGAAGAAGCTAAAAGAACATCATTAGAGGGTTATGCTGGTGCTATAAATAGTTTATCAAATACAATAGGTCAAGAAACTGCTGCTGGTAAAGGTTTGGCTGTTGCATCTTCATTAATAAATACTTATGCTGCTATAACTGGACAATTAAAAACTGCTGCTGGTTCACCGGGTGGTGCTATACCGGGTTATGCTATCGCACAAGCTATTGCAACGGGTGTTGCTGGTTTTGCTGCTGTTAAAAAGATTGTTGCTGTACAAGTACCCGGTGGTGGCGGAAGTGGTTCAAGTCAAACTGGTTCGTTGCCTACAGCACCTACACCCCCAGCATTTAATGTAGTAGGAGCAAGTGGAGAAACACAATTAGCAGATGCAATAGGTAGTCAAACACAAAGACCAGCAAGGGCATACGTAGTAAGTAATGATGTAACCACAGCACAAGAAATGGATAGAAACATTATTGAGGGTGCTAGTATAGGCTAAATGCAAAATTAAAAACTAAACACGTTATATATTTATGAGGATAATAGAACTTATTTTAGATGAAGAAGATTTGGATGCTGGAGTAGAAGCGATTTCTATCGTAGAAAGCCCAGCCATTGAAAGTGACTTTGTTGCATTAAAGAACCAAGAAATAAAGTTAGCAGAAGTAGACAAAGAAAAGAAGATACTAATGGGTGCTTTATTAATACCAGATAAGCCTATTTACAGAAATGGTTCAGAGGGTGAGTATTATATATTCTTTTCAAAAGATACTATTGTAAAAGCATCTCAAATGTTCTTACAGAATGGCAACCAAAGTAGATCAACTCTAGAACACGCACAAGCACTTAATGGTTTAACATTAGTTGAAAGCTGGATAGTAGAAGATAAAGCCAAAGACAAGACTGCATTGTATGGTTTAGATGTACCAGTAGGTACTTGGATGGGAAGTGTAAAAGTAAACAATGATGATGTTTGGAATGAGTATGTAAAAACAAATAAGGTAAAAGGCTTTTCAATCGAGGGTTACTTTGCAGATAAAATGGAAGCACCTAAAGAAGCTATAGAAGAACAAATGGCTGAACAATTATTAAACCAAATAAAAACAATAATAACACAAAAGTAAATTATGAAAAGTAGATTAGAAAAAGTTTATAGCAAACTACCAAACCAAAAAGTAAACCTTAAAGCACACAAAGTAGCACTAGGATTGATTGACAATTTTTCTTATGGTGATGTAGATAGCTTACAAGATGAAGTATCAAGATTATCATATTCAGTAGATGAATGGTTTGATGAAAAATATGATGCTATGTGGGATTTATTTATGGATTTAAAAGCTGTTTACCTACAAAATTCAGAAGCATTTATAACAAGTGCAGATGTTGCACAAGATGAAGAAGTATTACAAGAAATTAAAGAAAAAGCAGAAGAATTAGGTTTGTCTGCTGAAGATGTTTACCCACAATGGCAAGAACACAAAGAAATTTTATCATACCTAGATGATCTTGAGAATAGATTTGATGAACAAGTAAGAAAAATGGAAGATTTTGCAAGGTAGAAACAACAAAAATAAAACTTTCATCCCTAGTAGAACATCACCTACTGGGGGTGGTCGTGCTTGTTTATGTTGGGATACCAACAAGTATTCTATCTCTTGTTGTGATGGTTCTATGCAAGCACAAGGTATAGGTGTAATAACAAGAACAGACTGAAAATGCAAAAAGTAAATTAATAATCGTTATATAAATAGTATGGAAAAAACAAAAATGTTAAATCAAATTAGAACACTTCTAAACATCGAGGTAAAACTTGAAGAAATGAAGTTGGAAAACGGTACTGTAGTAAGTGCTGAAACATTTGAAAAAGGAAGTGAAATCTTTATTGTCACAGATGATGAGAAAGTAGCAATGCCAGTAGGGGAGTATATCCTTGAAGATGGTAGATTAGTTGTAGTTGAAGCAGAGGGTATGATTGCAGATGTCAGAGAAGTATCTGATGAAGTACCAGCTAAAGAAACAGAGGATCTTGAAGAAGTAATTGAAACAGAAGTACCAGAAGAAGTAGTACAAGAAGTTGAAGCAATTATTGAAGCAGTAGTTGAGGTTATTGCCCCAGTTATTGAAGAAGTAAAAGAAGAAATTGAAATGCTGAAAAAGAAATTTTCAGATATGGATGTGAAAGAAGAAGAAAAGAAAGAAGAAGAAAAGAAAGAAGAACTTTCAGCAGCTAGAAAACCAATCAAACACAACCCAGAAGCAAAAGCACCACAGAAAAAACAAATGCAATTTGCTAAAGGACAATTTAACACAACACTAGATAGAGTATTAAACAAATTAAATAAATAAAATGAAAAAAAGAAACGTAAATTTAGCAACTACAACTAACATCACTACATCGTATGCTGGAGAATTTGCTGGTGAGTATATCGCAGCAGCTTTATTATCTGCATCAACTATTGATGATGGTGGTTTAACAGTAAAGGCAAACATCGCTTTTAAAGAAGTAATCAAGAAGTTAGCTACAAATGCTTTGGTTCAACCAGCAACTTGTGATTTTTCACCAACATCTACAATTACACTAACTGAAAGAATAATTACCCCCGTTGAGTTGGGTGTTTCGTTACAACTTTGTAAGTATGATTTTGTGAACGATTGGGAGGCTCAATCAATGGGTTACGGTCTTGGTCAAACACTACCTCCAAAATTTTCTGACTTTATGATTGCACACGTTGCATCTGAAGTAGCACAGAACACAGAGTTTTGTATCTGGCAAGGTGATACGGCAGCGGGAACAAACAATTCTTTTGATGGGTTTGAAAAACTAATTGCAGCAGCAGCAACTGCGGGAGATATTCCAGCGGCACAACAAGTAGCTGGTGTAGCACTAACATCTGCAAACATTATTGATGAACTTTCTAAAGTAGTAGATGCAATACCATCTGCACTATACGGAAAAGAAGATTTATTCTTATACATCGGAACTAAAGCAGCTAAACTATATGTACAAGCACTAGGTGGTTTTGGAGCAAATGGTTTAGGAGCGAATGGTGTAGCTAATATGGGAACACAATGGTGGAACAACGGAAGCCTAACGGTAAACGGTGTTAAAATCTTTGTATGTCCGGGAATGTCTGACAACAAAATGTATGCAGCACAACGCTCTAACTTATACTTTGGTACTGGGTTACTAAATTCAACAAACGAAGTAAAAGTACTAGATATGGCTGATCTTGACGGATCAAACAATGTACGAATGATAATGCGTTTCACAAGTGCAGTACAATTTGGTATCGCATCTGATTTAGTAGAGTACGCATAATTAATTAATTAATCTATAAAAGGGGTGGGTAGGTAATCTGCTCACCCTTTTTTTTTAAAACATAAAAAACAATGGCTTGTACATTAACAACGGGTAGAAAACTACCTTGCAAAAGTGCTTTTGGTGGCATTAAAAAAGTATTCTTTGCTGATTATGGTGACATTACTGCAATCACGGTAGATGCACCAACTGGTGAAGCAACGTTTACGGGAACACCAACTTGGTATGAATATGATGTAAAAGGAAATTCTAGTTTAGAAACTACTGTAACAAGTAGCAGAGAAAACGGAACAACTTTTTATACTCAAACTTTAAACCTTACACTTACTTATTTAGATGCTTTAACGCAACAAGAACTACAAACACTTGCAGTAGCAAGACCATATGTAGTAGTTGAAGATTACTATGGAAATAGTTTCTTATGTGGGTTTGAAAATGGTATGGAGTGTACTGGTGGTACAGTAGTAACTGGCGCAGCAGCGGGTGATTTAAGTGGGTTTACACTTACCTTTGAGGGTATGGAAGAAACTGCACCTTACTTTCTTGCAGCAGCAGTAACTGGAGATGCAGCACAAGTTGATCCAACTGCATAATTAATATTTATTTTAAATTGAAAGCATCCTTAATCGGGTGCTTTTTTTTTGTTTTTACAAATTACTATTTTTTATACGTTATATAAGTAATGATATTATTTAACACAACTGCCACAAATCAATTTACTATAATACCTAGAGATTATGTATCAAGTGCATATATGACTATTAGAGATGATAGCACAAATGTAACTGTTGATTATACATTAGTACCTAGAGTTGCTGGTGTTGGTAATATTGAAATTGTAAATGATACCTACAATGTATATAATGATACCTATTCAAATTTAGTTGAAGGGCATTTTTATGATTTAACAATATATTCAGATGTAGCAAAAACAAATGTAATATATAAGGATAGGATTTTCTGTACTGCAC